TATAACTTTTTAAAACTGTGTCATCTCTATCTAATTGTTCTACTGTCAAATCAGACTGATAATCGGCAGGACTAACTAGTCCAGTATTATTTGCATAATCGTTGATACCATTCTGCCACAATTCCATTGCATTTCTTACCATAAAATCTGTGTCATTATAGAAAGTGGTTGACCAAGTATCTGGAGTTGGTCTATCACCAGAGATAAATATGTTTCTACCTCTAAATGGTATTGCAATTTCACCTAAAGTAGATGCAGGCAAGTTTGATGCAGTTACAAGAAATGAAGTTCTACGAATATCAAGTCCAGTTGCAATGCCAGGTGGAGGAACTACAGTTACCCTATATTGGTTTGCTCTTGCACCACCACCGATTAAGTTTGCTTTAAAGTCATCTATGTTACCCATGATTAACCTCCTACTTCTGTAAAGCTTACCCCAGTTCTTACTGCGATAAAGTTTAGAGTTATAAAGTTAATAGACCTTGCTGGTTTGATAAAGATATCACAAATAAATTCGTTTCTATCAATGACTTCTCCAGTATTGTTAGTACCATCACACTTTACACTAAAGTCTGAAATACCTCGTCTACCTTGAATATCCCTCAAGAAAGGTTCTACTAAGTTTCTAAATTGTGCTCTTGTAAATTCATCATTGAACTCAAAGAGTTGAAACTTGGCTGCAGTTGCAATTGCTTTTTCTAGAAGTAAGAATAATCGTCTTACGTTAATTCTATCAAACGCACTTGGTTTTGTTAATGCAGTCTTATCTCCAAAGAGTACAACTCCTTGGCCTGGAAAGTTAGTTACAGGATTTACTCTTGCTTTGTATAGTTGATCTCTTTGTGCCTTTGTAGGGTTGAAAGATAACTTAACTGCACCACGAACATTTCCTCTAGTAAAACCAGCAGGAGAAAAGAAACTATCTGCAACTTGGTCTGTGAAAGCACAAAGTCCAGCAGTATCTCCGTTCAATGGAACAAATCTATATACATCAGAATATTTGTCGTACATATACTTGTAACCACTATCAAAAACCATATAAGATGAACTTGGACAAGTATTGAAACCATCTACAACATTTTTAGTTGCTGTGATTGGGTCTGCAACACCAACTGTCGCAGCACGATATGGAGAAACAAATCCCACACAATCTCTACGAGTTTCAACAAGTGCAGTAATCATTGTCACATGAGTATCCATTGCAGCTTCTGTATCTGCAGCAATACTTGATGCACCACCAATAACTAGATTGATGTCTAAAGATTCTGTATCTTCAAACTTATCATATGCAAGTTCAATTTCACCAGCAGTTGTTGAGTAATCATCTGTACCACCAGTTAATGTATCACTTACAACTTCACTTACTAATGTGTAATCTGTACCAGTTGCAATATCTGTTCCCCAGTTAGAACCACCAGAAAAATGGTCTGTCCAGTAAATAAACTGTGATTGTGCAAAGATAACATCTGAATAATAGTTGTTAGAACCTTGTGTTGTTTTTGCTTTTGGGTTCTTTGACATATTAGGAAAGACTTCTATCATTGCAGCTGTTCTTTGTCCAGCAACATCAACATCACTTCCTGTGATATCTCCAGTTACATCATATACTGCAACATGAATTTCGTCTTTTTCTCCACGAGCATTAGCAATCGCCCAAGAAGATGTGCCTGGAGCTGAATCAAATAAGTCAGAAAATCTCCAACGTCTTGTAATAAGTGAGTTGTCTGGAATGATTGTTTGTAGTCCAGCACCAGCAGGGTCATCAAGTAAACGAAATGTTAAAGTGTTAGTTGAAACAGAAGTTACTTCATACTCTTGTCCACCAGACTCTACTTGTGTATCTTTTGAAAATACAAGAGCTACATCATTTGCAACTATGATTGCTTTATCAAGTATAAGGTTCTGTTGGTCGGTTATTGTTACAACTTTAACAACTACATCTCCGTCTGATATACCAGCACCGAGTATTCTATCTCCAACTACGATTGTACCAGAGTTTCCGTCAACTACTAAGTTTTTAGTAGCAACTGTGATTGCACCAGCAACTGTTGCAACAACAGCTGAAGCAGTTTGGAAAGAAATGATGTCACCAACTGAAATTGTAGCATTTGACCTATCTTGGTCATCAACTGTAATTTCTAAGTCACCAATTGCACCAGCACCATTTACTAAGTTTAGTGAACCTAATGGTTGTGCAAACGCTCTTGCACTTGCACATATATCTACACCAAGTGAGTTACCATGTGTTCCAGCAGTCCTTGCGGCCCACTCTCCATGAGAACCAGAACCATCTTCAAAAGATGCTTGATAATGGTCATCATCACGAATAAGTATACCAGAGTTTGCACCAGCATTTACTATGGCACTTTCTGCTCTTACTACTTTTAAATTGTCTGCATACTGTAAAAAGTTTGATGCACTAAAAAATGTTTCAAACTGATTACCAGTTCCTTGTGGTTTTCCAAATGTTCTTACCAGTTCTTCTTCTGATGTAATTGTAACGACAGAAGATACTGGGCCCTTTTCAAATGCGCCTGCAATTGCACCAATAGATGTTGCAACAGCTGGAACGACATTTGTTAAATCTATTTCCCTAACATTAACGCCAGGTGAGACTAAAAATGACATGATTTTTGCTCCTTTAATTGAGTATTACTCTTTATTTACTTGTATTTATAAAAATTAAGTTTCTAAAAACCCACTTTTATATGTTCCAAAACTTATAAATAAGAGTATGGAAACACATTATGAAAAATATAAAGAAACTATCAAAAAGGTAGCTCGTAGGAACTACCGAAAACGAGTTCAATGGTTAAACAACCATCTTGCTGAAGAATGTTGTATTCATTGTGGAGAGAGTGAAACAATATGTCTTAAACTCTATCCCCATGATGTAGAAATTCGCAAACAAGCAAAACGAGTTGGTACTAATAATGAAAGTAGAAAAGAAGTTCACAAACTAATGAATGAATGTAAAGTTGTTTGTTCTAATTGCTGGATAAAACTTGACAACGACTTGATTGAATTTCTTTAATAATATCATCTCTTTCTTTATCTGTATACTTACACCACATAGTTATTTCTTCAGTTGTCCTAAAACAACCAACGCATACACTATCTATAAGTTTACAGATTTGAACACATGGACTTTTAATCACCAATCGTTCTCATAAGTTCTAACTATAGGACTCCATCTAGTACCATATTCATCTACCATCTCACCAATATTTTCATCTTCCAAACCATTGACAACAAATCCAAAAGGAGCCATATCTTGTTCTAGTTGATCTTGGTTTTCTTTATACATCTGTTCTCTAATGTCATTGTTTGTAAGTTCTTTAAAATAAGTTTGGTCTGTACACCACGCAAAGATAAACAAACACGCAACCATATCATCATTACAACCATCATCTGCTTCAAATGATGAACCCTTTACAATAAAGGTAGACAGTTCATTGATTGTATCAAAGTCTTCTATGATTATTTTATTATCTTCTACTAGTTGTTTAAGGTTAGAACACCCTATACTTTTTACTGCCTTAGTTGTCCTCACACCCAACTGAGCTCTACCACCAGAGAATCCACCACCAAGTATTTGACCAGCACGACCTCTCATAGATGCCATAATCATATTATCGTATTCCATATCATATTGCATTGCGTTTGCAACTTGTTCTCCAATATCATTTACTTCGATAAGAACAAAGGCTTGATTATATACTTTTGCAATTTGATGTATTCTTTGTGGAAAGAGTAAAGGTTTTATTTCGTTATCTCTAAACTTCGCAACTATTCTATATGGAACTAAAGTAACATCAAAAACAATAAACGCAGAGTAATCATTTGATGTTCCTCGTGCAACGTCAGCTGTTAATAAGTATGTGTGTTCTAATTGTGGCAATTCGTATATGTCAACTCCAGCATTAGATTGTATGGGTGTCTTATAGGTAAGAACTCTTAGTTTAGATGGAGATATCAAAGTATCAATAGAACCTAGAAACTCACACTCAAACTCTGTGTTAAACTGTTGTTCACTCGTATTCGCAATAGTTTCTTTCTTCCATTTCTCATCACGGCCTGGTACTTCTGACCAATGAACTTCAATGGGAACATAACTATTTCGTTTTTCTTCTGCATCTGTCCATATCTTATAGAACATATTCATACCATGTGGTGTACTTACTATCATAACTTTTGTAGATTTTCCAGAAGAAATCGTAGGATACACAGAACTAAAAAATTGTTCTGCAACATTTGATGGTACATAGGCAAACTCGTCTAAGAATATGATGTTGTAACTTCCACCCCTCACAGCGCTCGCAGAGGTCGAGGAAGCGAGTATTTTAGACCCATTCTCTAGTTCCAGAGAACCTTTATTCCAAGACATAACTCCTTGTTGTAACCACTTTGGTAAGTGTTCATATGCAAGTTGAAGTCTACTTAACAAATCTCTTGCAGTTGCAGCCTTGTTTGCAAGGATAGCAATATTCACACTAGGATTAAATAACGCATAGTGTAATAGATAAGAAATCATAACAGTAGA